ATACATGTCATAGGTGAAACCCAAACCACCAGTGGTTTGTTCGGGAGAAACCCAGTCAATACGACGAACGACCTGAACTGTATCCGAAGCGAGGACTCTCTTCAGAGAGATCATGTCGTCATAGGAACCAGAAAATTCGGAGAACGAATCAACCGCTTGAGGCGGAGAGTTTTCGTTATCCCATGTTTGGGGACGACCAATGAACAGATACAAACGATCTCTCGTTGTTCCTGCATCGTCATCACTTTGTGTAGCATTAGGACCCTCTAAGGCTTTAATAAATTTCTTAGATGAAAAAATCCTAAATTGATCAGTTAAAAGAGCTGCCATGTCCTTCGACTATTGTCCTCCTGTTTATTTATGTCTATTTGGAACGGATGATTGTCTGGTAATCGATCTTCTTGATTCTATATGATGCACCACCATTACCATTGATCAATTCACCACCAAGAATTGCTTGTGCAACCGCGCCACTACCCGTAGTGTCGCCAGCAGCATTGGTGAATGTAACAGTTGGGTGAATATTGTAAGTTCCGTCAACTGTTTGAGGAATACCATATCCACCGTTTGTAACGGTAAGAGATTGCACTTGGTCTCCAGCAGTTGTCATATTCACTGTTGCAGTTGCCTGAATATCACCCGTGTTTTCGATCGTAACTGTTGGAGTTCCTGTATAGTTAGTTCCTGCATTTTGAATCAGGAAATCAATAATAGTATTCTTTTCCGAGAACTCATATAAAAGTCCAGCAATACCAACATTAATATTATTCGTATTGAATGGAATAATATCTTGTACTACCAAGACACCTGTTTGAGAACTCCAAGAAACTACTGTGCCTCTCACACCACTAGTTGCACCAGTAACAACCTCGTTTGTGCTGTAATTTTGACCATTTCCTGTTGTAAGATCAACAGTAATAGTTAAGGTTGCAACGTGTTCAACACCATCACTCAATCCACCTGCTTCAATGATAGTTGCATATCTGAAGGGGATCGAAGCATCCTTGATGCTATCACCAACTTGGAACAGAGTAGTGTTTTGACCACCTTGAGTTTCTTCAATACCATACAGAGAATTATAGATACCACCATCAAGATTGATTTGGTTTTCATAGTCTGTTCCAGTATTTACCAAGTCTGCAATACCGTCTCCTAAGAATGTTCCAGGATTATTAGGATCTTCATTTTCATCATCATCTTGGAATTTTCTATCCTGCAACGTAGTGATAGGAACAGTTAATAATGTAATAGTTGAACCAGTTTCCGTTTCAATAATGTGTGGTTGATATGAACTGTTAGCACTAGCAGCAACACCAGCATCAAACTGTACAATAGCATCTTCAGTAGAAGGAATACCTGCATCAATAAAGGCAAGTTCATCAACTTCAAAAGTAACTAATAGTTCTCTTGAATTTGGATTCCAATCATATACCTTAGCAACTTTGTTATTTGCATTATCAACACGACGAACAACTCTGTCACCAACGTTATATTGATAAGTAGATACTCCTTCAGGTGTATTTTGTCCTGTATCCAGAACAACTCTTTGATCATAGTTGAAGTTTACACCTCTAGTCAGACCAGAAAATCTACCTTCACTCTTAGAAGTATAAGAAATAGTTTCTGTATCAACAATAATTTCACCAGAACCAGGATATGCATCAGTAGAATCTACATAAATCTCACTGTCTGTAGAACCAAGTGTTTTAACCAGTCCAGTAAGATAGATTGCAGATGCATTAAGTGCCTGACGTGCTCTAGTTTTACGCTTAAGTTGGACTAACTTCGTAAAGATAATATTGGGCGGAGAAGTGTATCCTTTACCAGGGTCGGTAATATTAATTCCAGTAATTTCTCCCTGGAAAATAGTTGCTTCTGCTTTTGCACCAATACCACCGCCACCACTAATAAGAATAAAGGGAGGTTCTTGATAGAACTCACCAGGATCTACGATATTGATATTGGTAACTTTACCTAAGGTATCAATTTGTGCAGCACCCTGAGCACCTTGTCCACCACCACCTTCAAAGATAAGTGTCGGAGGTGTAGCATAGTCTCTACCTGGATTCAACAAAGATAAACCAGTAACTGTTTGAACAGTGGGAGTTCCTGTAGCACCACTTCCCTGTCCACCAAGAATTTTTGCTTTTGCCGAACCAAAGAAGTTATCACCAGTTTTAGTCATCTTAATATAAGATACTTGACCTGGATTATCCGTACTCAGAACAACTTCACCTGTAGCTTCGGTTGGGAATTGAGAAACCAAATCAGGAACTGTATCGCCCTCAAACAGAGGAACACCATAAAATTCAGGACCAATAGCATATGGATATACTGGGTTACCACTACCATCCTCAGTCATAAAATATGCATAGGTTCCGTCTGGATAATCAGGAGTAACAGCATATCTACCGTTGTACTGATCGAGAGTTCCTACGGAAGAATCGTAGATAAAATCGGTAATCAAATCACCAAGTAAATATCCTTCACAAACGCCCCTAACACCTGCATCTGCTTCATGATATGCATAAACATAAATCAGACGATCAGCATCAACAGGAACTTGGAACCTAATTTCTCGTGTTGTTGCTGTAGAGAATCCAGAAACATATGCAGCATAACTTACAGCAGAACCATCTAAATGATAGGTTACTGAATGAGATGCACCATAAACATAAGAAGTATCACCAACTAAAGCGCCATGCCAACCATCTTCTGTTGTGGAGAGTAATAAAATCTGAGAAAGTAATCCATCTACGTTACTAGCGTCATTTTGATTGAAAACATACGTTTTTCCTCTCAAAAATTCAATAAATGGCAGTGTCTGACCATCAAATAAGAATTTGTCATTTGCAAAAGTAACGGCATAAGTTACTGTTCCTGCAGTAACAACTTCTGGTCTAACACCAGATAATTCTGCTGTTGTCTTCAATCTATAAGAACTAGATTCTCTGCGAACAGTTCCACTATCTGTCTGACCCCAAGGACCATAGATGGGATATCCATCAAAAGACATACCCAAAATTTTAGAGTGTCCATTTACATGTCGAGACTTATCGATTGTATTAGGATCATTAGAATTTGGTTGATAATAATTTCTTGTGTAGTAATTATTGGCATGTTCCTCTTCCTCTAGTTCAGGATTGAGGACCATATATCCTTCATCGCCAGTATAACCTGACATGTAGCGATGATTTTTACAATAGTAATAGATACGATTTGATTCATCCGAGTTCATAATGAACAACGGTTGATATTCGTTTTCGTAATCAGTTGACCAGTTTTCAGTAACTCCTGTGCTGTTATAGTACAGAGTTCCTCCATTCAACACACCATCCTGAGTTGTGCTGAACTGCATTTGGTGTCCACCACCATGTTGATTAGAATGATGAGATTGATCCCATTTAATTAAGTAATTTCTTTGAACCTGAATATTTTCTGGTGCAAGATAATATCTACCAGGGATAAAATCTCCAAATTCATGTGCCTCTTCACCAAAATCAATGTAGAAGATACCGTTAGGGAAAGTAATGGGATCATCATCAATACGGAATTGGAATCCATTAGCACCCAACAGTAAATCATCTTCAGCAAAAGGACCGTTGGTAATATTTCTAATATAAACCTTTGTTGGATTATTCTGGGAGTCTCTAACAATCTTAGCAATGAACCCATAGGCATTACCACCAACTTCATCAACTCTTCTACCAACTTCAAGATTACCTAAACTCTGATCTAATGAGTTGGGAGTAATATTAACTAAAATATTATCAAATTCTACTTTAATATACCAGGTGAAAATTTCCTGATCGCCCCAATCAAAAACACTATTACCTAATTTAAATTCATCAATTAACTTATTTGTCTGGTAATAATATGTTTGTGAATCATTGACAGCACCATAAATGTTCATATTCTTTAGATAAGAATATTTTGGTGCGTTAATTGGGAAATTAATCTGTGCATTACCATCAAGACCCCAGTCAGGAGTATGAAGTAAGACACCATTTGCCATAATGCCAGTTGCTTTATCACGCTGCTCAATTCTAGTTCCTGGATTAGGAACATCTTTACCGCCTCTGTAAATAAAGGTTTGGTCAAATGTTCTATCTAAGATAGTAGTAGATCCACCAGGTTCTCTCTCTGCCATAACAAACAGAGATGGTTTAGGGTGATTATCGGATACGATACGAAGTCTATCTGTATCGGCATTAAATGATCCCGTAGTTGGAGAATTTGGATGCGACTGCCAGATTCTATTGATATTAAAAGAATTTACTACATTAGGTGTTTCCTGTTCGGGAATAATCTTAAGTCTTAGAGGATCATAACCTCTACCTCTTGATAAAACACGAACGTGAATGATTCTACCCGATTCTTCATCGATAATTGGATATAACAAAGCTTCGGTTGTTGGAGTTCCACAACCTGTAATTGTCAAACGAGGAGGATCTGTGGGATCATATGAGGATCCGCCATTTATAACTTTTACCGCTCTTACACCAAATACTTCGTCAAAAATTGGTTCAATTACGGCACCAGTACCAGGAACATTTCTTGCCATTTAGTGTCAACCTTATACTACGTTAATTGTGCCTTGCATTTGCGCGTGGAGAGTACACTGATAATACAGCGTTGAGGGAGCATCGAGAGGAACTGTCCAATAAAGAATTGTAGAACCACTACCAGTTTGACCTGTCGTATATGCAGTTCCACTCAATCCCTGAGTAGATTGAATTCTAAACGGGTGACCACCACCTTCAACAGTATTATCAAATGCGTAGGTGAATCCTCTGTAAACATACAGCGTTGGGTCACGGTTCTCACCAGCAGGGAGTCCAGGTCCGTTAATCAGATAATCGCTACTGGCATTCTCTACAGGAGCGCCAAGTTCATACCAAAGGATGGGACTTCCACCTGGTGTTCTAACCCAATCCGTGCCATTCCAATAAATGTTATCGCCCTGTGTCAGACCAGTAGTATCAGTATCAGTTAGGTTGGCAAATGTAGTTGTAAGGGTTCCACTAAAATCAACAGTTACGGTATCACCAGAAACTGTTGTTGTAATATTAGTTCCACCCGCAATAGTCAGTGTATCGGTTTGACTATTAGCAGTTGTAGTTCCAGTGTCACCTGCAACTGTTTGGAATACGTTAATAGAAGACACACCAGCAACGTCATCACCAGGAACCCAAGTAGTTCCATTCCACTTAAGTACTTGATTTAACGTAGGAGCACTAGTAGTAGTGTCAACATCATTCAAAAGATTAATACTAGAATATTGTGTCAACAATGTTGCTCTAGTATCACCAACACCACCCGCAGTGATATTGATATTTACATAGGGATTATCATCACCATCAACAGTGAAGTAATACCCAGGATACGATGCTGCAGCTGGTGCTGCGGCAAGACTACTATATTCATTCTTATATTTTACCGTCGTAGGTAAATCAATACCTTCTCCTGCAGTTCCACCAAACGTAGAAGTAATACCACCTGCCGCCAATGTAATATCGCCAGTTCCATTTGCTGCCACAGCAATATTTCCGTTAGATGAGGAAATAATAGAATTATTATTTACATCCAACGCCGCAGTCAGGTTTGTGAAATCGGAAGGCAGAAAACTAGTTCCGTTATATCTCAACACCTGACCAACAGCAGGGTTAGCAACACTTAATTGAGTGTTAGAACCATTGCCGATGGCAGTATAAAGTTCAGTGAAATTATCATTGATCTTATCGCCGCCAGCACGGAGGGTGTCCCCCGTGTTGTCATTAGCGGCAGTACCAAGATTAAGTGCCTGTTTAGCCATTACTCACTAAGTTTTTTAGTTATTTATAGGATCTCTGGATCAACTGCTTCTTCTCCGTAATCCGCAAGATTTGGAGCGGTCCAATCGTCGGGGACAGTTGTTTCAACATCAATGCCTGGGTTCTGATATCCAGATCCAGCATTACTCATCTCAACACCCGAAACACCAACCAGCGCCTTAATATTACCATCGAATCCAGAGATAGAGTCGATTCTCACTGTAGGTCTGGAAGTATATCCAGAACCACCACCAGTAACCTGAACATCATCAATAAATCCAGAAGTGATTTGAGCCTGTGCGAGTGCATCTTGACCGAAGACAGATCCCAGATAATCGAAAGTGATCAAAGAGTTAGAAGACTCAATAACAGCAACTTCACGATCATCGGTTTCACCCTGAATTCGGATGAAATCACCAGGTTCAACGGGAGGAACAACTTCAGCAGCATCAACGTCTGCTTCAGAACCAACGTAAGAGAAGGCAACAAATGTGGATCCGAATCTAGGAATTTCAGAGAAGATGATTCTAGAACCAACAATCTCAAAACCAATTCCAGGTTCCTGAATAACACCATTGAGCGAAACAATGATATTATTTTCAGGTCTGATGACGCTGGATTGTACACCTTCTGTAAGTGTAAGTGAGTAGAATACTTCGTTACGCTTAAGGTTGAAGGACTGGCGTAAGGAGTCAAACTCAAACGAAATATCATCAAGTTGTCTCAGTTTACCAACATAGAATCCAGTGAAGGATGCACCAATATCGGGTGCTTCAGTGAACTGAATTTGATTGGAGAATGCTGTGTATGCATTGGTAGCGCCAGGAGGTTGCAGAATACCATTGATGAATATCAACAGGTGACCAGCGGGATCTGGCAGATAAGATGTTCCGTTCTCAATGGTAAGATCAAAGTTTGTCTGCGTGCCATCGAAACCTTTAGAAGAACGCTTAACGCGAGCCTTAAGATCTTCTTTAGCCGAAATAACCGACTTATAATTATCAGCGGACTTAATACCGTCTCTGGTGGTAAATGCTCCTGCAATATCACTCAGATATAGACGTTTCTGTGTGCCGACTGTCTTAATGTCTTGAATAAGAGCAGCAGCGGCACCTGCAGTTACAACTCTGGTTGTGATAGAAGCATAACCAACAGGGAAGTTACCAGCAATACCATAATCACCAACAACATCACCATTTGTCAATTCGCCCTGGAAATCGACCGCGTAAATGTAGTTATTGTCAAGATCAACTTCGGTAATAATTGCATATACAGAAGAAACTTGATTACCACTAACAACCTTATACAGTCTGTTACCAACAGTGAATGTGTTCAGACCACTAATGATGCTAATGCCGAATCTTACATAACCAGTAGATGCAATTCTCTGACCAATCTGAGCATCGAAACCATCATATTTGATAACATCGATATATTGTCTGGAACTCTCTGGATATACAACAGAGTTCTTCTCGAAAGTTCCGAGTAATGTCTCTGTATCAACTTTAAGAGTACCACCAGTATTGGAGAGAACTGCTGCCTGATTCTTAATGAATCCAGTGGGTAGTGCAGTCTCGCCACTAGTGTAACCTTTGAACGGAATGTCATTAGTGAAATCACCTTTAAGGTCAATAATATGGAGTCTATTTTCAATTGCACTAATCTGAGCAGTTGTGGAGTTTTCAGCACCAACGATAGTATCGGTAACTGCCCAAGGACCAGCGGTAACACGAACATCAAGATACTTATAATTTTCATCTTCGTGGAAACCATATACAACACCAGTAACAGATGGAGCACCTTGCTTGGCAACAGTCTCATTCATCGTAAACGGTCCATCAGTGATGTCACCATCAATACGGAAACGCTTGTAGATTTGAACAATCTTACCGCTATTTTCGTTTAATGTTTCTACTTCTGCATATGCATTACTGGACTGACCGTAGACAAAATCGGTAGTCTTAAGACCTCCTCCAAGACCAATGACTTCATCTCTTTCTCCAAACGTTTTAGTTGGTAAAGAAATAGCGTTCTGAACATCGATAGAGGTAAAGTAAGTTCCAGTCTTGATTTGCTGTCTAATAATATTGGTCGCATAACGAGCCAAAGCAGCAATAGAATCTGTAGTGTAATCAGATGCTGCAGTAGAACTATAGAAACTATAGAAACCTGCATTTGTGGACGGCGATGTGAGAGTTCCTGCGAGAGCCTGTGCGATGAATCCATCGAGCAGATCCAGAGCAAAGTTCTTGATATTGAACTCGTTATCAGAATAGAAGATCTTACCGCTGGTTGCAGTATAAGGATCCAGAGCAAACTTGGTGAGTTTTGCACCCCAAAGGTAAATACCTGTGCTGCCATTACCAGTCCAGGACTGAGCACCAGAAGCACTATTAGCAATAATGCTAGTTCTAAGAGTAGAGAAACCGAAGGAGAACGTTGCAGTGATAAAGAGTCGATACCATCCATCACCAAGAGGAACCGCACCATAAGCATCACCCGTAATACCACCTTGAGGAATAAAGAGCGATCCAATAGCACCAGTACTGAGATTCAGATCAAAGAAGATATTTTGTTCTGCAGTAGTTCCATCATCCAAGATGAGACCAAATCTGACAGAAGCAGAACCTGCTGCCTTAACAAAGATAGATGATGTGAAGGTTTGTGTTTCAGAAACACCTACAGCACCTGTATCAAAAGATTCGGTTGTAGTATCGAAAGTCAGTGTGCTTGAGTCAAACGTTTCAAATGCAGTCAGGTTATAATCTCTGAACGTATCATGAACACCACCATTATTATTTGCAGCAAAGAACTTCTCTGCGGTCAATGTTCCATCAGGAGCAGCGATTGCATTATCAGTAATCAACAGAGAGTCAACACCACCAATACTGTTAACTTGCCAATTAACAGCAAGTGCTTCAGGGTTGGTAAACAGGTTAGTACCAGAAACTTGACCACTAATGTTGGAAACTAATGTCTTAGCGTGATCTAATGTCTGAACATTAGTGGGTTCAGAATACCAATCGTAAACACTACCAACGGTAGAAACTGTTGCAGTTGCACTAGAAGTTCTACCAGTTAAGGTATCGGATGCGGACCACGCAGTTCCTGTAAATGCACCAACGATCAACAGATTAGTTTCTTCATTCCACTCAAGAACGGTAGCATAACCGCCACCACTAGAACGAATGACTTCACCAAGTAGGAAATTACCAGTCAGAGAAGTGAATGTGATCTTATATGCACTTTCCTTGACTTTAGTGTCAGTTGTAACAATATCATGAACCATATCAGTAATGATTCTGTCAATGAAAGAGTTATATACCCATGCACCAGAACCAAACTGAGAGTTGACCTGATTCTGAATCTCTTCTTTATAATAATTCAGGTTATAAAGAATATTCTTAGATGCACTGCGACTAATATTACCTCCAGGTGCAAGAATACTGATAGTAATATCAATGAGATCTTCAAATCTGTATACAACCTTTTCAATATCACTTACAGTTTCAGTATCGCGATATGCATTTTCATCACTGTAAAGTGCTGCATAATCAGGATTAGTAAATCCAGAGTTGAAATCATATAATCTATTTCTGATTGCAAAACGACCAATTTCCTTCAATTTTTCAAGTGAGAAAACAAAGGCAAGAATTTCATCTTCGATATCCTTGATTTGAAGAGATGCAGTCAGATATTTTTCAATTTCTGCAATGGTGCTATTAGTACCACCTGTCTGTAAGTCAGAAATAACGCCAAGAAGAATTGCCTCTAGATTTCCCTGTCTTACTACTTCATCGGCATATGTAAATGCGCTATAAGTAACACCATTCAAATCATATTGGAATTCAGTTCTGGTATAACCAGTTACTTCTTCTGCCAGATACTGTCTGTTGAAATACAAACGATCTGCAGAAACATGGAAATCATTCCCTGTAGGAGCAATGACATCATTGATAATAGTTACCAAATTATCAATTGCTGTCTTGACGTTTGCACATCCACCAGCATCCTGAGTAATACCCCAATCACCAACAATGATTGCATCAGTATTATCATAAGTCAAATCACCTGTAATCGCTTGTTTTGCATAGAATGCAAGACGCTCATGTGCGTAAACAGATTGGAATACCTGTAAGCGAATGTGGAGAAGGATATCATTAGTGCCAAGATAGAAGTTTGCTGCCTGAACAGTCTTCTCATTACCACCACTTTCAATATCGTCTGCAATTGCATCCAAGATCTGACCCAAGTCAGTCTTACAACGCACAGTACCATCAGTGCTACCACCACCTTGGTTACGAGGCATATCCTGTGCAAGATCAGGATAACGCTGCAGCATATCAAATGCCGCTTTGTCAACGATAGCAGATCTGTTTGCTCTAATCAGGTTAGCAGCATCTCTAAAGCGATATTGTGCATCGGTGTCAATTCTATTACTATAGAATACATCATTATTTGCATCATGATAAGAAATATCAAAAGGAGTCTCTCTAAATGCATTGACTGTTCCACCAAGGAACTTATAAGCAGGAAGTTTCTTAGTAACAGATCCAAGATGATCAACAGCAGGATCTTGACTTGCATTGTCTAAGGTATCGCTAACAATAGACATTAAGTTGTCAACTGTGTTAATAACATCTGTGCAATCGTTGAGATTGTATTCAGACTTAGTTACTGCACCACTGCTTGCAGATACGAAAGTATGTGCATATTGATCATTTTGTCCAGACGCACCAACATTTACTGTGAATGTATTAGTATCGGCAGCAGTAATAACAAGAACTTGTTTTGCAGCAGGATCAGACTTTCTGGGATATGATTTCTGTGCAGTATTTCCATCTTCGGTGCAAGTGAATATAATCGACTCAGTTGCAAGGAATACAGAATCACCAGCAACCGTAATACCATTAGTGGTTGCGCTTACGAAACTATGAGTATAGTTACCACCAGCAACAACACCGTTTGTAGTTGCAGATGCAAAGGTATGTGCTGAAGTATCTCCAGAAGTTCCAAGATCAACAGTGATTGTATTGTCTTTCTTAACGATGCCATTCGCTGTTGCACTCACAAACGTGTGAACATATTGATCGGCAGCAGAAGAAGGACCAACGTTGACAGTAAACGTATTAGTAGTTACTGCAGTCGGACGTAACCATCTACCA